AGTTGAAAGAATCGAACCAAACCAAACAACAGAATTTGTCCAAGATCAATTCAATACCGAAGACTTTGGAGGAGAGTTTGAAACAGAATCCTTCGCAGAAGCAGGGCAGACCATCTACGAAACAGCCGACTTTGGGGGAGAAGTTGAGCCAATCCCTAGCACAGAAGAAGGAATTGGAGGACAAGGAGAGGGAGATATCGGAGAAGAAATTAATCGAGAAGGAAATGGAAGCCCACCAACAGGAAACGAAACAACAGTTGTTGCAGAGTCTAACCGAGAGAACGAAACAAGAGTATCAGAAAGTACTACAGAAGAATCTCCTATTGAAGTTGAAAGAGAAGACATGCCTGTTAATGATGATGCTCAAGGAGAAAATGAAACAGTTAATACGGAAACTGAGGTCGCTACTGAAGAAGTAAATGAAACTGACAGAGAAACAGAAGCAGTCGATAGTGAACAAGGAGATGAAAGAACTGAAGTCGCTAGTACAGGAGGGCGAGATACCGAAAGCAGTAATGCGGAGGTGGAAGAAAGCAGGGATAGTGAGAGTCCTGGAGCAGTTGATACAACGATTTCAATAGAAAACATAGAACGCAAAGTTAATCAAACTCTTAAAAACGTAGATCAAAGATTAATAGCAACATCACTTATTGTGGCTAAAGCTATGTCAAATGATAAGATTTTAGACAGCTATAGCACTATAAATCAAAATATTTTTAACAATCAACCTATAATTGATGGAGGAGAGTATTATGAAACCCGAGAATATATTGATGATAGAAATATATATATTCAAAACCAAAGTAGCTATAATGACTCTATGGTTAAATATCAGACTACGGTTCAAGAAGCTGTTGATGAAGTTATAAGAGCACAAGAACATTTAAGGAGGATCCGTGGATATTAAAACAATAGCAACAGGTATAGGTCTTGTAATTACAATAGCTGGTCTATTTGTATATCAAGGTCAATTGATACAAAGAATAGATGTGCTTGAATCACAAAAAGCACCAAATATAAAACCACTAGAACAAGATATTGCTGTAATGAAAGCAGAAATAGCTGTTCTCCAAGCTAAAGTAAATGAAATGAAAGCTAGATCAGACAACCCATTAGGAGAATAATTATGATACCTATGGAATTATTGTCAATGTTAGCTAGTACAGTACTAGGTGGCATCATGTCTATTATGGCACAGAAAGGACAAGCCGAAGCAGAACGACAAAAAATGTTGATGCAACGTGCAGACTTTGCAGCGAAACAAACGGATAAAGCTAGAGAAGTTTCTGACCCACACACTAAACATACAAGAAGATGGATTGCCCTGATGTGCGTATTTTCTATTATCGTAGTACCAATCGTTGCTCCAATTTTCTCTGATGTTAATGTTGCATATCAGATTGTAACTGAAGCAGATAGTGGTTGGTGGATATTTGGCTCGACTTACGAAACATCATACTTTGAAGAAGGAAACACGATTTATATAACAAACCTACAGTCTCATACAATATTTTCAATCATTGGACTCTATTTTGGAGGATCTCTAACTAGAAAATAAACATGAATGATAAATATTTTTACGATAATTTATTAAAAGAATTAGAAGAACGTGAAAATTCTATTAAAGAAACTATTTGCTTTGGTGCAGTTATAGACTATACTGCGTTTAAGGAGATGAGAGCTAGACTTTCTGAAATCTCCAAAACAAAACAGGATTTAAAAGACCTGCTACAAAAGGTGGATGATAATGACTAAACCTCTTATTGTACCTAAACATGTTGCAAAAGAGAAACAAGAGAAAGCAAAAGGTGAGCTAGAAAAAGCTTATGTAAAACCTAACGATAGAGTTTTACAACCAGAAAAACTTTCACAATCTGCACTCGACAAACTCCCTCAACCTACTGGTTGGAGAATTTTAATACTCCCTTACCAAGGAAAAAAGACTTCTGATGGTGGAATAATAATTCCTGAAGAAGTAAGAGAACGTGAAACTGTTGGTACTGTGTGCGGTTATGTTTTAAGAGTTGGTCCACTTGCCTACCAAGACTATAGCAGATTTGGAACATCTGGTGCTTGGTGTAAAGAAAAAGACTGGGTAATTTTTGGTAGATACGCAGGAAGTAGGTTTAGAATTGAAGGAGGCGAAGTTCGTTTATTAAACGACGATGAAATTTTAGCTCGTATTAGTGACCCAAATGATATTTTACATATTTAATCAACAACATGGAGGAAACCATGCCAGAAGCAGAAGCAAAAACTAAAGAAACAGAGGAGTTAAGTATAGAGGTTGAAGAACCATCAGAAGACGCTTTAACTGACGAACCTGAAGTTGAGCAACAAAAAACTGTTGCTAAAACGGATGAATTAGAACCAAAACCAGAAGAATCTACAGAAGAGTCTACAGAAGAGCTAGAAAAATATAGCGAAAATGTAAATAAAAGAATAGGCAAACTTACAGCTAAACTCAGAGAAGCTGAACGTCGTGAAAAAGCCGCGACAGAATACGCTCAATCTGTACAAAGAGACTTAGAAACAAGCCAACAAAAAACAAGTAGTTTGGATGATTCTTTTGTTACTGAGTTTGAAAACAGGCTCGGTTATCAAGAAACAGCATTAAAAAACGAATTAACTTCTGCAATTAATCGCGGAGATGTTGAAAAACAAACAGAAATTCAACAACAGTTAGCTCAATTAGCAGTTGATAAAAATAAATTAGACTACATTAAAACTCAAAAAGAACAGGCAGAAAAACAGGTTGAAACTAAACAACCTGAAACACAGGCAAAAACTCCACCCCCTGTAGACCCTAAAGCTCAAGAATGGGCTAATAAAAACACATGGTTTGGTTCAGATGAACCAATGACTCTTACTGCATTTAGTATTCATAAAAAACTAATTGAAACAGAAGGATATGATGGTAAATCAGATGAATATTACGCAGAAATAGATAAAAGAATGAAAGAAGAGTTTCCACATAAATTTGATGATGTTACTGAAACAAAATCAAATGGTAGAGCAACCCCTCCTGTTGGTGGAGCTACTCGTGGAAACCAAAGAGGAAATCAAGTAAAAATCAAGCTAAACAAATCTGAAGTTGCAATAGCTCGTAAACTTGGTATAACTAATGAACAATATGCGAGACAAAAGGCTCGTATGCAACCACAATCGTGAGGTATACAACATGACTGATAAGAACCCACGCTCTTCTCAAAGTAGAAGCAAAGAAACTAGATCCACTCCGTGGAAACCACCGTCTACATTAGACGCACCCCCAGCTCCAGAAGGATATTGTCATCGCTGGATTCGTGAATCCGTTATGGGATACGATGACAAAAAGAATCTTTCTGCTCGACTACGCGAAGGTTTTGAACTTGTTCGTGCTGACGAGTACCCAGAATTTGAAGCACCAACTATCCAAGATGGTAAACATGCAGGAGTAATTGGTGTTGGAGGATTGGTACTTGCTAGGTTCCCAATAGAAACTCGTAAACAACGTAGTGAACATTTTAAGAAGCAAACAGCTGATCAAATGGAAGCCGTTGATAATGATTTAATGAGGGAGCAACATCCATCAATGCCTATCAGTAAACCTGAAAGGCAAACTCGTGTAACCTTTGGTGGTAATAAAACCACTAAAAATGATAAATAGAGGAAATTTAATATGGCAAATATAGACTCAGCTTTCGGGCTAAGACCCTATAAAATGCTTGGAGCAGGAACAAACTCTAACGGTATTATGTCTTTTAAAATTCAAACCTCAAGTGTCGCTGGGACTTCTAGTACAATTTTTGAAGGAACTCCAGTCATCCCACTTGCAAATGGTTTGGTTGACATAGTAGGTAATGCTAACGGAGGCACTGTTTCTCTACTTGGAGCATTTATTGGTTGTGAGTATACCGCTTTAGACGGTACTCCAACTTTTACAAACAAATGGCCTGGAACGAGTTCTGTAAAGAGCTCAACCGAGGCTACTGCTCTGATCGCGGCTGATCCTGATCAATTATTTTTGATCAATTGTGACGCGGCAGCGGCAGACTCAATCATTCATGCGAATGCAAATTTCGCAACTGCTACATCTGGTAACGCTACGACTGGAAAGTCTACTGCGGAACTAGCTGTATCAACAGCAAATACGACAAACACTCTTAACATGAGAATCATAGGATTTGAAGATTCACCTTCAAATGATGATGCTAGTGTTGCGGGACGTTTGGCGATAGTTCAACTTAACAATCACTTTTATCGTTACAATGCTAACAATACTGGTGCTGGTGTGTAATGGAGGTACAAAATGGCAATAAGTAGATCACAATTACTGAAAGAACTTGAACCAGGACTCAATGCTTTGTTCGGGCTAGAATACGATAGGTATGATAATGAACATGCTGAAATATTTGACACCGAAACTTCAGATCGTGCATTTGAAGAAGAAGTTATGCTTACTGGTTTCGGTCAAGCTCCTGTAAAAGGAGAGGGAGCGGCAGTCACATTTGACTCCGCAAACGAATCTTTCACTGCAAGGTATACCCATGAGACAATAGCTCTTGCGTTTGCTATAACAGAAGAGGCTGTCGAAGATAATCTTTACGACAGACTGTCATCTCGTTATACTCGTGCTTTGGCTAGATCAATGGCAAATACTAAGCAAGTTAAAGCGGCCGCTGTCCTCAATAATGCGTTTGATAGCAGTGTTACAATAGGTGACGGAAAAGAACTCTGTGCTACAGATCATCCGACTGTAGGAGGAGGTAACTTCCGTAACGAATTGTCAACGGCAGCAGACCTTAATGAAACATCACTAGAGCAATCTCTAATTGATATTTCAGCTTTTATTGATGAAAGAGGCTTGAAAATAGCTCTGCAAGGGCGTAAATTAATAATCCCAACATCGTTACAATTTGTGGCGGAAAGGTTGATGGCTTCAAATTTACGAACTGCGACTTCCGACAATGACGTCAATGCGTTAAGAAACATGGGAATGCTTCCTGATGGTTATGTAGTTAATCACTTCCTAACTGACACAGACGCGTTCTTCATTAAAACTGATGCTCCTAATGGTTTTAAACACTTTGAAAGAAGTGGCATTAAAACTAGTATGGAAGGAGACTTTGATACTGGCAATGTTAGATACAAAGCTAGGGAAAGATACAGTTTTGGTGTTTCTGACCCAAGATGTGTTTTCGGTTCTCCAGGAGCTTAAAAACAAAACTTTGGATGGAAAGGGGGCTTTGGCTCCCTTTCTTTTTTGTAATAATGTGTATAGAATAAAATTCTAGGTAGATTAATTGTTTTATAGACTGACCTAGCAGACAAGCCAAGACTATAAAACTTATTTCCTTAGGAGGAAATTATGGCAAAATCAACTTTTTCGGGACCAGTTAAATCACTTGCTGGTTTTATCACAGCTGGAAGCACATCAGTAGTAGATCTAACACAAGACACTACTCTTACTGTTGAAGCACACGCTGGTAAGGTTTTAACTTGTAATGACGCAGACGGTAAGTTTACTCTTCCTTCCATTGTAACTACAACACCTACAGATCCTACAGACCCTAATCAACTTAATAATTTAGGGGCTAGTTTTTTATTTGTAATAGTGACAGCGGCGACAGATCTAGATATAAAAACAGACGGTACTGATAAATTCGTTGGTGGTTTATATACTGGAGTAAACAATGCTACAGGAAAAACATTTATATCAGGTGCTAGTAACGATGTAATTACTTTAAACGGCTCTACAAAAGGTGGACTCGCAGGAAGTATTATCAGAGTTACCGCTATGGCATCTGCAAAATACGCTGTTGAAGGAATAGTGCTAGGTTCAGGAACTCTAGTTACTGCTTTCGCTGACAGTTAATAAGGAGGAATAAATGGCTGACGCAGTTACTTCGCAAACCATTATAGATGGTCAAAAAACCGCAGTAATAAAATTTACAAACGTCTCAGACGGCTCAGGAGAAAGTGCTGTTACAAAAGTAGATGTAAGTGCTCTTGCAAGTTTACCAGATGGCACAGCTTGTACTGGAGCAGTTATTGAAAGAATATGGTGGCAATGTATTGGCATGAAAGTGCAAATATTATTTGACGCTAGTTCTGATCAATTTGTAATAGAATTAGGTGAAAACCAAAGCGGTAATCACGATTACACAAGTTTTGGTGGTTTAACAAATAACGCAGGATCTGGTAAAACAGGAGACATTAACTTCACTACTGTTGGACACACTTCTGCTGATACTTACACAATTATTTTATATTTGAGAAAAGAGTATTAATGGCAACCACTAAAAATGTAAAAAGAACCCCCTCTGGAAGAATTACTTACAGAGGGGAAACTTTTGCTGGTTATAATAAACCTAAACGAACTCCTGGAGGAACAAAAAAATCTGCTGTACTTGCTAAAAAAGGCAGTCAAATAAAGTTAGTCAGATTTGGAGATCCTAATATGACTATCAAAAAAGATCAACCAGGAAGAAGAAAATCATTTAGAGCTAGACATAATTGTGCCACAGCAAAAGATAAATTTTCAGCAAGGTACTGGTCATGCAAAGCGTGGTAGATATGGAAGCAAAAGATGTCGCAAAGCTTTTAGAAAAACACGAAGCAGAAGCTAAAATTAGACTGCAGGAAAACAACAGAAGATTTTGTCAACTTGAGAAAAAAATTGATAAATTAGATATGCGTCTTTGGGGGATTGCTTTGTTAATATTAGGAGTAGCTTTTGCTGGGAAAATATTTTAAATGACTATAACTCGTGGGCAAATGAAAAAACAAATCACTAAAGCTCCAGGAAAAAGAAGGAAAAAATTAAAAATTCCTAAAAAATATTTAGCAGGATTAAGTGCAAAAGAAAAAGCAAAAAGACGTAAAGAAATAGAACGTAATAGGAAAAAATCACCAAGTGACAGTTCAGCATATAAATTCGCAACAGATTTTGACGCAAAGGGTAAACGTCGTAAAACAAAATTATCTAAACACACCAAAGCTTTTAAAAGAAGATTTGGTTAAAGCAGGAGAAAATTATTATGGCAAAAGCTAAAAAACTGACACCAAAACAAAAGAAACTTGCTTCTATGACACCGCCTAGAAATAAAATTACTAGAGGGGATATCATAGCTATAGCTAAAAAGAATAAAGGTAAAAAGAGGAAGTAATGGCAAGGAAAGGTTTATACGCAAACATACACGCTAAAAGAAAAAGAGGCGAAAAAATGCGGAAAAAAGGAGCTAAAGGTGCTCCTACTGAAGCAGATTTTAGATCAGCCGCGAGAACTAAAAATGGCAAAAAAACAAGATCCAAAAGTAGGAACAGGAAAAAAACCTAAAGGAAGTGGTAGAAGACTTTATACGGATGAAAATCCTAAGGATACTGTGCCTATAAAATTTGCTACTCCAGCTGACGCAAGAGCAACTGTTGCTAAAGTTAAAAAAATTAATAAACCATTCGCAAGAAAAATACAAATACTTACTGTAGGAGAACAAAGAGCTAAAGTAATGGGTAAAACCCAAGTAGCTAATATATTCAAAAAAGGTAAGGATTCTATACGGAAACAAAGGAGGGCATAATGGCTTTAAGTGCAAGAACAAAAAAGACTTTAGCTGAAAAAGCAAAAAAAGCAAGAGCTAAAGGTAAAAAAGTAACAGCAGGACAACTCGCAAGAGTTTATAACAAAGGTCTCGCGGCTTATCGTACTGGACACCGTCCAGGAACTACACCTAGTCAATGGGCAATGGCTCGTGTGAACAGTGTCTTAACAGGAGGAAAAGCGGCGAAAGTAGATGCTCATATTTTTGGTAAGGGCAAAAAGAAAACAAAAAAATCATAGGAGACAATATGCCGTATTTAGTTAGTAACATCCCTCACTTTAATTGCTGGGTGAGAAAAGAGTTTACTCATAATCATGAAAAATACAGAGGAGAATTTATACACGCTATTGCTTTTGCTGTAACAACCATACCAGACAGAAGTTTAAGTTTTCAAGTAGTGTTTACTGGATGTGAAACTGACGATGACAAAAACCAAAAAAATATACACGGAGGAGCTATGTGGGCGAGGCTCCCTATCGCCGCTTTCGTAGGAGATTCCCCTTTTGACGAGTGGCCTGAACGTATGGAAACTCATTTAGTACAACCTTGGGACTGTAGCTCACACTATCATTCTGTCGTAAAATTTGATAGAGTTACTTCAAGTCCATGGTATTGTAAAATTAACCATGAGTTTTACATTGGTAAATATATGTTTACAATAGATTATACAGAGTCTGAAATTGCTGATGACTCGGCTCAACATAAACAGAGCCATGTAATACAGCTAACAGACGCGGGAAAGTGGACAGGTAATATTGTCGCTTTACCAAACAACAGGGTGAGGGCTACCTCTCCTGCCATGTGGGAAACTGGAGAAGGTGCTCCAGATTTCAAACCTAGCCAATGGGTGCTTACTGCTGAAAGTGATGAAAGCTATATGGATCCATCGGTAACTTTTGACAACTTATATGCAGAAACGCAGGAGAAAAAAGATGGCAAGAAAAAGTAAAAACGGCACTCGTAAAAATGCAATGGGTGGCGGTATGATGAAAAAGAAAAACTATGCTAAAGGTGGTATGATGAATAAGAAAAATTATGCCAAAGGTGGTAAAGTTATAAAAGGACCATATAGTTAAGGAGTAATTTATGACGACTTCTGGGTCTACTAATTTTGAGCTTGATGTAGCTGATTACATAGAAGAAGCTTTTGAACGCTGTGGTTTAGAAGCACGAACAGGATATGATTTAAAAACAGCAAAAAGGTCTTTAAATCTATTATTAGCTGATTGGGCAAATCGTGGTTTAAATAGATGGACTATTGCACAGACCACTACTTCAATCAGTTCTGGTACAGCTTCTTATAGTTTAGGTGCAGACACTATTGATATATTAGATGTTGTTATACGCACAGGCACAGGTACAAATCAAAATGATCAAATACTAACCAGAATTAGTAGAAACGCTTTTTTAAATATTCCAAATAAAAACACTCAAGCAAAACCTAGTCAGTTTTATGTAGATAGACAAATTACGCCTACAATAAAACTATGGCCGACACCAGACGCTAGTTATTCTATTGTTTACGATAGACTAACTCGTATGGACGACGCAGATACTTTTATAAACACTATGGATTTACCTTTTAGGTTTTATCCTTGTTTATGTGCTGGGTTAGCTTATTACATAGCGTTGAAAAAAATGCCAGAAAGAGTGCCTTTGTTAAAAAGTGTTTATGAAGAAGAGTTTAAAAGAGCGGCAGATGAAGACAGAGATCGTGCTAGTTTAAAACTTACACCAAGCAGGGACTACTATACAAGATCATGACATACGCAGTTGGTAGAAAATCGTTAGGAATATGTGACAGATGTGGATTTGAATATCGTTATTTAGAGTTACAAAAAGAATGGAATGGCTTAAAAGTTTGTCCTCAGTGTTATGAACAAAAACACCCACAACTAGAACCAAGCCCTCCACCTCATGAACCAGAAGTATTACATGAACCACGCACAGATAGAACAGAACCTCAAACTGTTTTTGTAGGACAAACTATTTTTAATATAAGTAAACCTTTACAAGCAATTATTCAATTAGGAACAGTGACGGTGGCTATATCATGAGTTTTACTTTTGACCAATTAAAACAAGCAATTCAGGACTATACTCAAAATACAGAAACAACTTTTGTAAATAATTTAGATGAATTTATTAGATCAGCGGAACAAAGAATATTTACAACTTGTGATTTAGAAATTTTTAGGAAAAACCAAACAGGATCAACCACAGCTGGAAATCAATTTTTACAAGTACCCAGTGATTATTTAGCTTCTTTTAGTTTGTCTGCATTAAATTCAAGTTCAAAAGAATTCTTAGAACAAAAAGACGTAAACTATGTAGAAAGTTTTAATCCAAACTCTTCTACAACAGGCACACCTAGATATTACGCAGTTTTTGATATAGAAAACTTTATACTAGCCCCTACACCAGATAGCGTATACACAATGGAATTACACTACTATTATAGACCCAATAGTTTAACTTCAGGGTCAGCAAGTGGTACAACTTGGTTATCTACTAACGCACCCAACGCTATGCTTTACGGAACTCTTGTAGAAGCATATACTTTTATGAAAGGTGAAAAAGATTTAATGGATTTATACAATGGAAGATTTATTGAATCTTTAACAAGACTAAAAGATTTAGCTGAAGCTCGTGAAAACGCTGACGCTTATCGTAGGGGTCTTCCTGATAAAAGGAGAACATAATGTTTGACGCATCGTTTCAATTACCAAAAGAACCGATTGTAGAAGTAAAAACAACTAATAATAGAGGTTTTACTCCTGAAGAAATAGCAAAACGTTGTGCTGAAAAAATTATCTGTATTTCAGATAAAGCTAATCCAGTGATTCAAGAACAAGCAAAAGCTTTTAAAAATCAAATAGAGCAAGTGTTGGTTCTTTATATGCGGGAAGCAATTAATAGTGATCGCACTACAATTTATAATGCCTTGTCAAATGCAGGACATGAAGACTTGGCTAAACTTATAAGGAGACTATAAAATGGCAATAACTCAAGCAATGTGTACTTCCTTTAAAGTAGAATTACTTCAAGGAAAACACAATTTTACCGCTTCTTCAGGACATACTTTTAAATTAGCGTTGTTTACAAGTAGTGCTTCTTTAGGAGCTGATACAACAGATTATTCTACAAGTAACGAAATTTCAGGAACAGGTTATTCAGCAGGAGGTTCTGCTTTAACTTCTGTGACACCAACTTCTAGTGGAACAACTGCTTTATGTGACTTTAGTGATTTAACTTTTAGCTCAGCAACAATTACTGCCAGAGGTGCTTTGATCTACAACACAACAACTGGTGGTGGATCTGGTACAACAGACGGAGTAATTGTTTTAGATTTCGGTGGTGATAAAAGTTCTACCGCAGGAGATTTTACTATACAATTTCCTACTGCTGACGCTTCTAACGCGATTATTCGCATAGCGTAACACTATGTCCAATTTAGCTGGATGGGGTCGTGGTTCATGGAACGAAGGAGCATGGAACGAAGGAGTTTCAGTTAATGTTACTGGTGTTTCAGCAACAGGTTCTGTAGGAACAGTAGGTACAGAGTCTGCCTACAGTGTAAGTGGTGTTTCAGCTAATGGTTCTGTTGGAACAGTTAATGTTTCTGTAACAGTTAGCGTAACTGGTCTTTCTGGAACCACAAGTATTAACAGTATTGTTGTTAATGCAAATGCAAATACTTCAGTAACGGGATTGTCAATTTCCTCAAATATTGGTACTGTTACTGTAATCGGGGTTGCAACTGTAAGCGTTACTGGAGTTTCAGCCACAGGGGGTACAGGCGTAATAAATGTCTGGAATATTATAATCCCAAGTCAAACTCCAAACTATACAGAAGTAAATCCATCACAATCAGCTAGTTGGTCTGGAGTAAGTCCATCACAATCAGCTAATTGGAAAGACAAAGTAGCATAGGAGTAATGAATGCCAAGTAGTTTTTCAACAAATTTAGGAATAGAAAAACCAGCGACAGGAGAATTATCGGGTACTTGGGGGAACGTAACTAATTTTAATTTTGATATTTTTGATAGAATTGTAGGGTTTAAAAGTGTAACTCTATCTAATACTTCTTCTACTTTAACAGTTAGAGCAACAAGTCCAAGTTCTGGATCTAGTAATGTTCAAGACGGCATGTTTCGTGCAATTAAATTTGTAGATGGAGGAGACATTGGTGGCACAGTTACTTTAACAATTAGCCCAAATACTTCTGCTAATTTATTCTTTTTTCAAAATTCTTTAAGTGGTAGCCGAGATATTACAATAACTCAAGGCTCTGGGGCAAACGTTACAGTAACTAATGGACAAACTTCTATTGTTTATTGTGATGGTGCTGGGTCTGGAGCGGCAGTTGTTAGTATTAGTGATAATTTGAGCATGTCTAATGCTAAAATAACAGGTGGTTCACTTTCAGGTATCACTAGTTTGGTAGTTGATGATTTAACAATAAACGGTCAAGATATTTCAACAACGGCAAGTAATAAAAACATTACAGTAACTCCTCACGGTACTGGTGTTTTTGAAGTTAAAGGAAATACTAATGAAGGAACAATACAGCTTAATTGTGAAAACAATTCACATGGTGTAAAAATTAAAGCACCGCCACATTCAGCAGGTCAATCATATACTTTAACTTTACCATCTAGTATTACAAATAATTATTATTTAAAAACAGATGGTTCTGGAAACTTATCGTTTGCAGAGGTAGCAACAGAAACTAAACCAACAGTTACAGGAGTTACACCATCATCTATTGGCAATAGTGCAACATCAATCGTTATTGCAGGAACAAATTTTGTAATTACACCTAATGTAGAATTTATTAACTCATCAGGAGTTATAACGCTACCGAATAGTATTACGAGAGATTCGGCTACACAGCTTACAGTTAATGTAACTCTACCTACAGATGGCACATATTTTATTAGAGTTGAAAACCCTGATGGATTAGCAGCGAGATCAAGTTCTGCAATACTTACAGTATCAGACGCACCAACATGGAGTACATCTGCTGGAAGTCTTGGAAGTGTAGCAGCAGGAGATAGTGCGAGTTTTTCAGTTTCAGCATCTAGTGATAGCACAGTTGCGTATTCTGAAACTACAAGCGTTTTAACAAGCAACACTGACACACCTGCGAGTACCATGAATTTATCGCTTAACTCATCGACAGGTGCTATAACAGGAACAGCACCAGCAGCGACAAGTGAAACAACATATAACTTTACCCTACGAGCTACAGATGCAGAATCGCAAACAGCAGACAGAGCATTTAGTATAACAGTATCAGTAGGAATGAATAACTCAGCGTGTTTTAGCAATTAGGAGATAATGATATGGCATACGGATATTTAACTAGAAGTTTTTCAAGCTCACCAACAAATGCAGATAAGTTTACTATTTCGTTTTGGATTAAATATGCCCATATAAGTGATTCACAAATTGCAGCATCTAACACAAATACTGCTGGTAATGGCACATGGGTTGAATTAAGAAGTGATGGCAAAATAGGATTTATAGAATACACAGGTAGTGTAACTTGGAACTTTGAAACTGAAAGAATTTTTTTAGATACAACATCTTGGTATCATATAGTTATAGCTGGAGATTCTACACAAGCATCAGATTCTAATAAAATGAAATTTTATGTAAATGGAGAACAAGTAACTTTTTCTAGTACAACTTATGCAGCAACTAATACAGATTTTAGATGGAATAAACAAATGGATAGTGGAACACCACAAGGTCATCGAATAGGTCGTTTATCTAGTGATAGTAATAATTTTGTGGGTTATTTAGCTCATTTCCATAATATTGATGGCACACAATATGCTGCATCAGATTTTGGAGAAACAGATAGTACGACAGGGGCGTGGAAACCTAAACTAAATCCAAGTGTAACTTATGGCACTAATGGTTGGTTTTTGAAATTTGAGAATAGTGGAGCTATGGGTACAGATTCAAGTGGTAATAGTAATACATTTACTCTCACAGGAGATGTAAACCAATCTGTTACTACACCTAATAATGATTTTTGTGTATTAAATTATAATGAATGTTATGTCCCTGAAAGAGATGTTGCTATGAAGTATGGTAATACTACATGGACAGATGGTCAATCTACATCAGATGGTTTTAAAGGTGCTGTAGGAACATTAGCTACTACTAAAGGTAAATGGTATTTTGAAGTCAAACATATAGAGGGATTGTATACTACTGTTGGGATAAGCAAAGCAAACTCTAAAGCATCTAATGAAATGATAAACACAACGTATCGTTCTCCTTTTATTGCAGGGAACGAGGGAGATGGTTTTGGATTTCAAGCTGGTACAGCATCTCGTCTTATACAAAGAGGAGATAATACAGAAGTAGCATGGAATGATGGTAGTGGCTCGAATATAACAAGTGTTTCAGCAAACGATATTCTAATGATTGCTTATGATTTGGATGCTGGAAAAATATGGTGGGGTAGAAATGGTACATGGAATACTGTGCCAGGAAGCAGCACAGCAACATCATCATCAGATATAGCAAGTGGCAATAATGCACACAAAACATGGACAGCTAATGGAGCATTTTTTAGACCAGCACTAGGGGTATATCAAAGAACTTATGGCAGTAGTGGAGCTAACCCTAATACTGTTTATTGTAATTTTGGAGAAGGCAGGTTTGCTAATACAGCAGTATCAAGTGGTAATGCAGATGGAGCTGGTCAAGGTTCATTTGAGTATGCACCACCTAGTGGATTTTATGCACTATGCTCAGCTAATATTAAAACTTATGGATAGGAGAATAACATGGCATATACAACAATAGCAAAACCATCAGCACATTTTGAAGCAGATGTTTATGCTGGTTCAGCAAGTACAACAACAATTACAGGCATTGGTTTTAAACCTGATTTCATTTGGACTAAAAATAGAACACATGATGGTTCTGATTGGAACGCTGTAGATAGTACGAGAGGTTACAATAAAAATTTTCGCACTAATGATAATACAGCAGAAACCACAGCTACAAGAGTAGCAAGTTTTACATCAGATGGACTAACACTTACAGGTGGAGTATTAGAAACTAATACTGCTAGTGATTATTACCTTCAAATGTTATGGAAAGCTAATGGTGGCACAACATCATCAAATGGAAATGGTAGTATAACAAGCACAGTACAAGCAAACACTACTGCTGGATTTTCTATTGTAACTTACACAGGGACAGGTAGTGCAGCAACAGTAGGACATGGACTGGGAGTAGCACCTAAAATGATTTGGGTTAAAAGATTAAGTGCTGTTGAAAACACGGCAGTATATTGGAAAGACGATTATCAGGGCATAGACGAAACAGACTACATGGAATTATCTGGTAATGCAGCACAAGCAGATAGTGCAACTGTTTGGAATGATACAGCAGCTACATCAACTGTTTTCAGTGTTGGCACGGCTGCTAGTGTTAATGATTCAGGTAGCACTTATGTGGCTTATTGTTTTGCACAGATACAAGGGTTTTCACATTTCGGACATCATTATGGAAATGCTAACGAGCCTAGTGCTCCTTTTTGTTATTGTGGATTTAGACCAAAATTTGTAATGGTTAAATCTAGTAGTGAAGCAATGAATTGGATAGTACATACTTCAAGTCAAGGAGTAACTAAAAAAGATGGTTCTGCTGGTAAAATAGGTAATAATGTTGAGGGTTATGTTTATCCAAATACAGGTGGATATGAAGATACTGACAAAGATATAACTTTATTTTCAACAGGTTTTCGTTTACCTGAAGCACATACAGTACATAACGCTAATGATTATAAATATGTTTGGTGGGCTATAGCTGACCACCCAATCGTAGGAACTAACGGAACGATAGCATTAGCATTTTAGGAGAATTTTATGCCTTTAATAAAATTATCTTTCAAACCAGGAATCAATAGAGAAGGAACAAGTTACTCTAATGAAGGAGGTTGGTATGACGGCAACTATATTCGTTTTAGGTCTGGCTATGTAGAACGTATAGGCGGTTGGGATAAAGCTAACACTAATGCTTTTGAAGGAACAATCCGTAAACTACACGATTTTGTTACTTTAGCTTCTGCTAATTTGTTGTTTATGGGCGGTGAAAAGAAAATTTATTTAGAAGAAACAGGCTCTTTACATGACATAACACCTATTCGTTCAACTGTAAGTTTACCTAATAATCCTGTAACTACAGCTTCAAGTGGTGGCATTGTTACAATAACAACTTCATCAGACCATGGAGCAATCGTAGGAGATTTTGTTACTTTAGCTAACTTAACAGCAACAGACGGTATTACTACAGGGCAATTAAATAAAGAACACACTATACTTTCTGTTCCTGGAGCAACCACCTTTACTATAGACACAAGTGGTACAGCTAGTTCTGGTAGCACAGCAGGAGGAGGAGCTTCTGGCACGGCATCTTTTCAGATAAACGTTGGACTCAATAGCACAGTTCTCGGTACTGGTTGGGGTGCAGGAACATGGGGTAGATTCACATGGAATAGTGCTGTTGGTAGTTTAGCAGGACAAACATTACGTTTGTGGTTTGCTGACGATTTTGGTGAAGATTTAATTATAAATAATGCTGATGGTCAGATATTTTTTTGGGATGCAACCAATGGCACAAATACTCGTGCTGTTTTATTGAGTTCACTTACAGGTGCAAGTGATGTACCTACCGTTGCTCGTAAAATTTTAGTTTCTGACGTTGATAGTCATGTTCTTTGTTTTGGTGCTAACACTATAGGTACATCTACACAAGACCCATTATTAATTCGCTGGTCTTCACAAGAAAGTGCAATAGATTGGACACCAACAGCAACTAATACAGCAGGAAGTTTACGTTTATCACAAGGTTCTGAAATCATAACTGCTGTAAGAACAAGTAGACAAATATTAGTTTTTACAGATCACAGCTTACATTCTATTAGTTTTATAGGAGCTCCTTACACTTTTGGCACAGCATTGTTGGCAGACAATATAAGGATAGCAGGACCAAACACAGCAATAAGTATAAACGATCTAGTATTTTGGATGGGACAAGAAAATTTCTATGTGTACGATGGGCGAATAATAACTATTCCTTGTAGCGTAAGAGACTATGTTTTTAATGATTTAAACCGTAATCAATCATTTAAATTTCATGTAGGTAGTTTAGCAAGTCAGAGTGAAGTTTGGTGGTTTTATTGTACTGAAGATTCTACAGAAATTGACCGTTATGTTATTTATAATTATGCTAATCAAACTTGGTATTACGGTACTCTTGCAAGAACCGCTTGGAATGATAGAGCAGCAGGACAAAGAAGTTATCCTCAATCAGCGAGTACAGATCAATTTTTATATAATCATGAATTTGGTTTAGATGACGGTAGCACAAGCCCAAGTAGTGCAATCAATGCTTTTGTAGAATCTAGTGATTTTGACATAGGTGATGGTTATCAATTTATGTTTATTCGCAGACTTATACCAGATTTAACTTTTAACGGTTCAACAGAAAGTAGTCCTTCTGCTGTTTTTAGTATGAAAAGTAGAGACTTTAGCGGAGACAACTACACTACAGATTCTGACACAGTAACAAGGTCAGCTACTAGTCCCGTAGAACAATACACAAATGAAATATTTTTAAGAGAAAGAGGTAGACAAATGTCACTAAAAGTAGAAAATACAGCAAAAGGAGTTAAATGGCGTTTAGGCACACCTCGTTTAGAAGCTCAACCAGATGGTAGAAGATGACAGGTTCAGGCACTAAAGTTATTCGTACAGTATTACCTGTTGCTCCAAATGAGTATGAACAAAACTTTGTTAATCAATTAGCTAGGAATTTAGATAGAGTTATCGATGAACAAAGACAACCTCTATTAAGCATACAAAACATGCCAACAGACGGAGTAGCTAATACTTTGCAAACAGGGGACTTATATGAATCAGGTGGTTTTGTAAAAATAAAAAGAGTAGGGGACGTAAATTCTGGAAGCAATTCTATTACCTCTTCTGTAGGAACAGTAGGTGTAAGTACATGAGATTTGTTGCCAATACTACGACAAATGTGTATAGTGAAATTATCATCAGGAGTAATGCTCCTGCCATTTTTAATTCAATCAAGGTTAGAATATGCAAGGTATAGCAGGATTAGGATACGAAGTACATTATGAACCATTAGTTCCATCAGGGGGAATTAATAATTATCAAAAAGCGGCTGAACTATTAAAAGAGTTTGGACGTAATGGCGATACTTATATTGTTCACGCGGCTGAAGGAGAAACTATGATTCCTATGGAAGTATTAGACAAAAATCCTCGCCTGAAAAAAATGCTTTGGAAACAACTTGTTGAAATGGGTATAGAACCTGAACGGTATGTTGTCGGTAATGAACTTAACAGTATAAATCCTGTAACAGGACAACCAGAATTTTTCTTTAAAAAAGTATTTAAGACTTTAAAACGCACAGTTAAAAATGTTGCAAAAGTCGCTAAAGCGGTAGCTCCTGTTGTTTTAGCTGTCGCGGCTCCTTTTGCTTTACCAGCATTAGCAACTCCTCTCGCTGCTGGTTTAGGAAGTTTAGCAGGAGGTTTAATACAAGGTAGAAGTTTTAAAGATTCTCTTAAAGGAGCTATTATCGCAGGAGGTTTAGCAGGAACCGCTAACTTAATAGGTGGAGGTAAATTTTTTGGTTCTATAAGTAATCCACAAGCAGGACTTGGTTCATTTGGTTCGCAGTCTTTTGAATTTACTAATCCATTTTCTAACATAGGGGGAGCAGGAGGCATACCAAAAAATTATTCTAATTTAAGCTTGGCCGAAAAACAAAAATATTTAAGATCACTTACACCTACAGCACCAATAGATTATCAAAACATGACTTTAGCCCAAAAACAAAACTATTTAAAATCACTTACAGATGATAGCAGTTCAATTTTTGGCGATTTAACAGATTCATTTAAATTGCCAGATTTAAGTCCTTCAAATGTTTATGATAAAACAACAACAGGTATTTCAAACCTTTACGATAAAACAACTAAAGGTATTTCAGACATTTATAGCGGTGGTAAACAAGGTGCTTCAAATTTTTATAATCAATACATTAGCCCTTCAAGAGCGAGTATACAACCAACAGGTACAGACATAGCAACAAGAGCATCAGAAATAGCAAAGCAAGACGTAATAGCTCAACAAAGTATTAATGACGCTATTACAAAAATAGGTGGTGAACCAGCTATGATAGACTTTAATACAATATCTGCTAACGCTCTAGACAAAGCTAAATTAGAATTGGCTCCTAGCTTTCTTACAAAATATGGTCCTTCTATTGGAGCTGGGATTGGTGTAGCTTCATTAGCTGACTCAGCTACAGGCGGTGCAATTTTTGGAGCACCAGAGGAAGAAAAACTTCAAGGTAACACTTTAACCACAGGTTTTGATTTATTAAAACAAAATCCTGAAAAATATGGATTTACTTCTGCTTTTTATGGTGACAACCCTTATTATCAAACTCCAGCATTTATGCCAAGAATGGTTAAACAAGGTGGTGAGATTGTTGGTCCTGGAACTGGTACAAGTGATTCAATTCCTGCTATGCTTAGTGATGGTGAATTTGTTATGACAGCAAGAGCTGTAGAAGGAGCAGGAAACGGTGATAGATCACAAGGGGCAAAAAGAATGTATTCAATGATGCGTAAATTTGAAGGGAGTCGTGCATAATGGCTGAAACAACAACAGTATACCAAAGAGAAGCCCCTGAATTAGAAGCTTTAAAAGTAGGTTTAATAGAACAAGCAAAAGCCCTTACTGGAGCTCCTCCGACAGGCGGTTTGCCCAATGTGCAAGTAGCTCCGCTTAGTGCCTTACAACAAAGAGCTATGCAACTAGGTGAGCAAGGAATTGGTAGTTATCAACCATTTTTACAAACAGCAGGACAAACTCTGGGTAGTGGTGTCCAAGCGGCAGGATTAGGTACAACAGGTGCTAATATTGTGGCAGGAGCTACTCAAGCTTTTGATCCTGCTACAGGAATCGCTCCATTTATGAACCCTTTTCAACAAGCAATAACAGATGAAATAAACAGAGCTTATGATATACAAAGATCAAGGTTAGCTCAACAACAAGCACAAGCTGGTGTATTAGGTGGGAGCAGAGCAGGGATTATGCAATCAGAACTTGATAGAAACAGGTTAGATACTTTAGCAAAAGCCCAAGCACAAAATTTCTTACAAGCTCAAAAAATGGCTCTAACAGCACAAGAAGCCCAACAACAAAGACAATTAAAAGCAGGATTAGGTATAGGTCAATTAGGTGGTATGGAAGGGAAAGTATTATCAGATTTAGGATTAAGACAAGCCGCTCTAGGAGAAGCGACAAGTAAATTAGGCACACAAGACATAGGCATACTATCAACTTTAGGTAATTTAGAACGTGACCTAACACAAAAACAATTAGACGCTACTCGTCAAAATGAATTGTCTGACATTTACGAACCTTACCAAAGATTATCTTTCTACAGTGATGTATTAAGAGGAGCTCCGTCTACTCAACAAGCATTAACAGTAGCCACTTCGCCACAACCGTCGTTATTAAATCAATTAGTAGGAGGAGCCGCGACAGGTTTAGGACTTTACGGAGCTGGTAGCAAAATGGGAATCATATAATGAATGAAGTAATGAATCGCCCTATGTTTGCAGGAGATATGCAAGGAACACCTGTTCCTCCTTCTTCAGTAGGTGTAGGTATTACTTCAGGTCTTGAAACTCCGCCAGTAGAACAAGAAATGTCAAAAATGGCTAGTGGAGTGGAAAACATGTTGTCTGATATAGACAACGCAAAAGACACTGAAGGAATAATAAATGCCATGAGAGGTAATGAAGCATCTATAGAAGAACGCTATAATGAATTAGCAAGTTATGTAGGTGAAGAAGACGCTAGTAAAACACCAGAAACTGTTTTAACTTTAGTACAACCAACATTTTCTTTAATGGATATGGCAAAACAATCAGCTCCTATGGGAGGAATTGCTGATGTAAATATAACCGAGGCTTCGCCTATGTCGTCTCCAGGAATGGACGAAGCCGTTAATCGAATGATACAAGGAGAACAACCTGTTTTTAGACAAACAGGAAGTCCCGCAACTGGAGAAAATTTTGGTTTTGGCTCAACAACCTATGGACAAATATATCCTAATATTGGAGTATATGCTCCTGATTATCAAACAATAGATAGATCAGCTATACAACAAGACGCTAACGAGCTTTTAAAAACAATGAATCCTTATTTTACAAATATAGAACAAAGGATTGCAAACATAACACCAGAAAACAGATTAGCTACTTTTCAGTCTTATTTACCAGAAAGGAAAACAACACAAGATTTATTAACAGAATATGAAACTTTGTTAGGCACAGATGATAAAACAGCTAATCAAACTCAAGCTTATTTAGCATTAGCTAAAGCAGGAGCAAATATAGCAGGATCTGATAAAGGACTGTTTGGTGCAGTCATAGACGCAGGTGGAGAAGCTGTTCCTACTTTATCTAAACTAGCCAGTGAACAAACAGCTAGAGACAGAGCCCTTAAATTAACTGCACTACAAGAATCTAAAGATATAGATAAAAGCATTAGAGACTTAGCTGGTAAAGTTGCTTTGTCAGCTATATCAGACAGAAACGATTTACAAACAACATTAGATAAAACTAAAGTCGATGTTGTAAAAGATTTTATAGGCAAAGGTATTAAACTACAAGAAGGAGACCTCAAAGTAGTAAACGATAAAATTACACAAGAGTTCAATATGGCAAACAAGTATGCTCTAACTCCTTCACAAACATTTTTTGACCCAGAAACTAAAGACATTGTAGAAGCTAGGATGTCTGCTGAAGGATATACTTATATAGACAAAAATAATAATGTAGCTCCTCTGCCAAGCAATTACATAAAATATAAAGCAGGATTGTTTAAAGATTTAGGTATTTCAGCTGAAGACTTAGACTTAACAAGTCAAAATTTATTAATACCATACTCTACAACAGTAACAGACAGTAAAGGCACAAAAATGACTTTAGAGGAATTGTTGAAACAACAAAACCCTAATGTTGAATTAAATGTTACAGGATTTCATCAAGTTCCAGGATTTAAAAACAAAAGTGGAAGTGTCTTTATGTCATTAAGTGGAAGTAAAGAAGATTTAGTAACAGCACCTCCAGGATATCAAACAGGAAAACTAACAGATATAATTTCCACAGAAGTTGATGGTATTGGTAATGTTAGAGTGTTGAACAAAATGAATGGTAGGGAAATTGTTGTAGCAGCAAGAGATGAAAATGGACAAACACAAAGGTTTGGAGAACCATTAGACGTTGTTTTTGATGACATACCACAATATGATCCTATAATAGAAAACGGAGTAGATACAGGAAGAAGACAATTAGTTCAAGGTAATCCGCTTGTACAATCAAGACCAAACGATGAACTCGGTTTATTTAGAACATTACCTATTAAAGAACAAAATAAATCAAAAGTTGACCTTAAAGACATACACACAACAATTGATTTTTTAAATCAAATGGAAGAATATTTATCAGACGGTCTTGGTCCTAAGTCTTGGTTTAAAGGATTTTCAAACTCTGTAATTGCACCGTTCGCAGGATCAGGAGACAGTGGTGCTAGGTTTGAGCGAACAGAAAGATCAAACTTCTTACTCGAAAAATTTGTTAAACATCTACAAAAAACAGAGGCTTTGTCTGAAAGATACGGAATAGCAGAACAAAAATTAATTGCTGAAAAACTTGCAGAACCTGCTTTATCTTTCTTTAGAGATCCTGATTTAGCACTTGTAAAACTGGTTGAGTATAGAAGACAACTTGTAAACACAAAAAATAAACTACAAGCACAAATAAACGATGATCCAAACTACGCTTACCAAGACATAGTTCCTACAGGATATGAAACAGATCCATTATTGTTTGAAAAACCAGGACACTACGATGCTTTTCTAATTGGTATAAGAACTCTTCAAGAAAAATATCACGATCAACCAGACATATTAAATGAAAAACTACAACAACTCCACATAAAAATCGGACCAAACGGTGCAAGGGAACTTAAAATTGATCCAGGAATATATAACGCGGGAGCTTTAAATTTCGGAAAATAATATGGCAGATAAAATTACAATCAAGGCTCCTTCACAAGAGTTATTAAAATTAGGTCCAGGAGATCTCCCCACAGGTATCACTGGAGAAAGTGTTACAGAAGCAGGAGAAAAAATAATTGGTGCTCCTGGAGAGGGAGCAGGTTTAGCTGTTCCTGTGAAACCTGTAAGACAACAAGAAGGATTTACAGAGAAAGGGGGGATACCAAGTGAAATTGCTAATACTTTTAGAGGTTTCAATGAAATGATTACTCCTTTTTTTGATGTACCAGTAAACTATTTAGCAGAAGCTCTTGAAGCAGCAGGAGTAATAGAGCCAAACGAAGACCCTAGAGATTATTTAAACAGAGTTGTGAATGCAGAAGACTATGAACAAATGGTTAGTCTAATTCCTCATGTAATTAATTACGGAGTAGGTAAAAGAGGTTCTCCTAGTTATGATGAGTACTCAGACAGAGTAGCAAGAACAGCAGGACAATTTTTTGGTGCAACAGTGCCTTTTTCAGGAATATTGGCAAAAGCAGGACAGCTTAGAAGTCAAGCAAACAAGTTAGGAGAAAATTTTGTTGATTATGCTAAAACTAAAACAACTTTTGGTATTCCTAATACAGAAAGGTATAAAGGCTCTGTAAGACAAGCCCTTGTTGACCCTTATGCCAAAACTCCAGGAAAAGCCGCAAAGTACGACGTTTTAGGAACAGGTTTATTTGGTACTGGGTATGGACTAGTAAAGGAAACAGGAGCCCCAGAAGAACTTGCTCTCGCAGCGGGGTTAGCATCTGTTTCACCTTTAGCAGCATGGGGAGCAGGAGGAAGTATTGTAAATTATATTAAGAGTGGTGGAGTATTTGGGAAAGCTGCAAGAAAATATGATGATCTCGTTACCAGTGACAGTAAGTATGTTCCAGAAAGTTTAAAAAGAAACCCAGAAACAGGAACAAGAACAGATAAAATTAAAGACGAATTTGCTGGTGAAGTGACTAAATCATTAGAATCAGAACAATCTTTAAAAAATGTTAAAAGAGCAGAAGAATTAGAAATAGCAGTTTATGACACAACTGGAGAAAAAGTTACCTTTAGTCCTGCAGAACAAACATTAGATGTTCCTCTTATAGGAACACAAGCAAGAATAGAAAAAACTGCTCCTGCTGATTTTACTAGAAAAAACATAGAAAGAAAATATAAAGTTATAGACGCTATTGAACAATATGGCAATAGAAAATTTCAATCTCCAATTGATGACGGACCATTATTTATTTATGAATCAATCACAGGTAAATATACTCCTTTGATAAGTAGAATAGATGATCAAACAGATGAGGTTGTGTTTAATATAAATAAATTATCAGACCCAGAAAAAGGAGCTTTCCCTAAAATTACAGACGAAGCAGGAACAGGGGATGTAATAAGAAAAAGAATAAAAGAATATGCGGACAGTATAAGAGAACAAGCAAACGCTTTTGCCTCAGGTAAAGGTTACAACAATAGTAAACCCCTGATTACTACAGATTTAAATAAAATAGACAATATTGCTGACATGAAGTCTACAACAACAAAAATAGAAACAACTCTTAAATCTATTCTTGATGATGACTCTTTAACACAAATCCACCCTTTAATTAAAAAGTTTTTAGACAAAAAAACTCCAACAGTAAGTTTCCAAGATTATAAAATGTTTAGAATGGAAGTAAACGACGCACTAAGTAAATCATATAATTTTGGTATCACAAACGACATTAAACAGCTAAGTGTTTTCAAAAAAGAATTAGACAATATGGCAAACAAGTTCGGTAAAACTAATAAAGACTTTGAAACTTTTAATGAGTGGTATAGTCAAAATGTCATACCGTTAGAGTCTCCTGCAATATATAAAGTATTAGACACTGATGTTAGCGGATTAGGAGGTGTAACTCAATACAAACTACCTAAAGAAAAAGTAGCAGTAAGTTTTTTAAAAGACACAAACAGTATGAAAACTTATAGAGATTTTTTCAATACACAAGAAGACGGGACAATAATGCAAAAGGTTGTTTATGATCAAATACACAGAAACGCTTATGATTCTAGAAAAGCAATTTTAAATGCAGACAAACTCAACACATACTTAAATAAAAACAAAGATGTATTAGAATTAGTTCCCTCTTATAAAGGATTTAATAATTTTTATGAAGAATTAACAAACCCTAAAAACGCAGCGAATAATTTGCCTGAGGGAACAGTTTCATTATTACAGGGGTTAGTAACTCGCCAAGGAGATTTACAGAATAGGAAAAGGTTAATTAACACTAACCTCCTTTACAAACAAGTAGCTAATAAGTTTGATGAGTTAGAACCACAAAAACTGTTGCAAGAAGCGATTAAAAATCCAAAACTACTTAAAGAATTAAAACAAAGATTAAAAATAGAAGGAACAGGGGAAAACAGTGTAATTCCTGGAGTTTCTCAAAACGATTTAAAAACAACTTTTAATGCTAATGTTACAAGTGAACTTTTAAAAGGACAACAACCGTTAAGTAATCCTACTAAGTTTTTAAAATATTTAGATGATAATCAAAAGTTATTGACTTCCGCTGTAGGAAAAGATCACTATGATGATTTAAAAATTATTGGTGAAAGTTATGAAAGAATTTTAGTTACAGGAGGAGTTGAAGGAAAAGCAGGAGCTACTTTAATTCCTAAAGGATTACTTGATGAATTAGCAGATAATATAGGTACAAGTTTACCAAGTATACAAGCAAGAATTATTTCGGCTGCTGAAGGTCGTATAAGCCCTAGAACAGCAGGAGCTTACATTGTTACTAGGTTTATAAATGCGGGACAAACAGCAAGAGCCGAAGCTGTATTTAGAGACGCTATGTTTGATCCTGCATTAGCAAAAGAACTCGCTAAAAAAATTGAACCTAATAAAATTAAAGGTGGCTTTATTACTGAGCTTGGACAAGGTTATAGCCCAGTAAAACTAAATTATTATTTTTATAACTCAGGGTATGATTACTTAGGTGGTGATATATTTGGTGATAAAGGTCAAAAAGAAATTATTCCACTGAAACCACCGTCAGATAAAGACTTACCGCCACGACAAACAATAGAAGAGTTCAGGCCACCAACAAAAGATCCAACACCAATAGAACAACCTATACTTAAACCTGACGCATTTAAAAGTAGTGCTATCACACCACCACCTACCCCAACAGGTATAGACACAATAGATGTAGCAAGTTTGTTTCCTAATGACGCAACAGCAACGGCAATAGCTAAACGCAGAACTCCTCAAGCTGGGATCGGTACGCTACCTACTTAGAAAATAAAAGACCTTTTTCTAATTTGTTTTTTGTTATAATAAGTTATTACTTTAATAGAAAGCAGAAAGAAAGTGAGATACAGATTTAAGTACGAACCATATAAACATCAGTTAGATGCTTTAAATAAATCATGGAATAAGCCATATTTTGCTTATTTTATGGACATGGGTACAGGTAAATCAAAAGTGCTTATAGACAACATGTCTATTTTATACGACAAAGGACAAATAGACAGTGCTCTTATAATTGCACCAAAAGGAGTTTACAAAAATTGGGAACGTAAAGAAATACCTACACATCTGCCTGAACACATACAAGCTAATATAATAGCTTGGTCTCCTGAAAAAACACAAAAGAAACAAAAAGAATTACAATCTTTGTTTGAACCAATTGACGATTTACAAATATTTCTAATGAATGTTGAAGCTTTCAGCACAAAACGTGGTTACGAAATAGCACATCAATTTTTATATACTCACAGAGCAATGTTAGTAGTAGACGAAAGCACTACCATAAAAACAAGAACTGCTCAAAGAACAAAAAACCTTATAAAACTTCGTGAGAAAGCACCATACAGAAGAATACTTACAGGTTCTCCAGTAACAAAATCTCCTTTAGATTTATATACACAGTGTGAATTTTTAGAACATTATGTATTAAAACAAGGTAGTTTTTGGACTTTTCAAAACAGGTATGCAAAACTAATGAGAAGAACGTTGGGTAACCGTAGTTATAATCAAATACTTGGTTATCAAAATTTAGAAGAATTAAACAACATTATAGAGCCATTTAGTTTTAGGATTCGTAAAGAAGAGTGTTTAGATTTACCAGATAAAATTTATACGCGTCGCACGGTAGAACTTACTTATGAACAGAAAAAATTATATAAACAAATGAAAAAAACTGCATTAGCTGTTATTGAATCAGAGGGTATGGTTACCGCACCAACAGTATTAACTCAATTATTGAGGCTACAACAACTTTGTTCTGGTTTTGCTAGATTAGAAGACGGTAGAACAATTGAACTTCATTCAAATAAAATAGATGAACTATTAAATTGTTTAGATGAAACAGACGGTAAGGTAATAGTGTGGGCAAACTTCACACACGACCTATTAGCCATACAAAAGGTTTTAGCTGAAAAATTTGGTTCAAACTCCGTAGAATTGTTTTATGGTGAAACTAACGCTAACGAAAGACAAAACATAGTGGAACGTTTTCAAGACCCTAATAGCAAACTAAGATTTTTTGTAGCACAACCAAGAACAGGAGGTTATGGCTTAACTCTAACAGAAGCCAAAACTGTAATTTATTACAGTAATGGTTACGACTTAGAGGTAAGACTACAAAGTGAAGACAGAGCTCACAGAATAGGTCAAATGAATAAAGTAACTTATGTAGACATTGTTACAGAAAAAACAGTAGATGAAAAAATTATAAAAGCCCTAAGAAATAAAATAGACATTAGCGATAAAGTATTAGCTGAAGGACACAGAGAGTGGATTGTTTAGTTTTCTTTATAAGGTAAAAATTGGAAAAAAGAAAATTACTTTTTTAACATTTTATAATATACGATATACTTTCGGGTCTACGCGAAATAATAAGATAATAAAAGTGTTATGTTCTAAAGCTTTTTAGGGTGTAATAGTAAAGTAGAAATATATTAAATATAGCGGAAAAATTTAATAACCATGTGGAGAAAGTACATGACTGTGTATATTACGCAAGAAATGAGAGGAAGAGATATTACAGACGCTACCAGTTTTGGTGACATTGTAGTACTTGTTCCTGCAGGAGAACAAGCGAGTTATGCTACTCAACCTATTATTAGGAAGATGATGCGTACGCTTAGTAAATTTACGGACGAAGATTATTTGTTGTTAGCTGGAGACCCAGCACTCATTGCACTAGCTTCTTCTATTGCTTCTCAGTTTAATAGAGGTAGGTTTAAAATGCTAAAGTGGGATCGCCAGAAAAATATATACTACCCTTTGTCTGCAAACATTAATCAAACATTAGGAGGTGACAATGAGTCAATTTGAAGATGTAGCAAATAAACTTAGCTCAGTAGATGAAAAAGGTTTGAGTGAAGTAAGTAAGCTATGTCAAAAACAAGCTGATCTTCAAGAGCGTATAGAACTTTTAGAAGAACAGCTAAAAGAAACAAAAAAGGAATTAAAAGAAGTAGCTGAAGAGCAACTTCCGTCAGCTATGGCTGAACACAATCTAACTAAATTAGAATTAGAAGATGGTTCTGCTGTGTCTGTTAAAAAATTCTATAGTGCTTCTATTCCAAAAGATAAAAAGGATGAAGCATTTAATTGGCTTGTAGATAATAATTTTGGAGACTTAATTAAAAACCAAGTTTCTGCAAATTTTGTTCGTGGTGAAGAAAAACATGCACGGGAATTTACAAGTGAATTAGAAGGACGTGGGTTAGCGGTAAGCTCAAAAACATGGGTAGAGCCAATGACTCTTAAGGCGTTTGTGAAAGATCAAACAGAACAAGGGAAAAGCATTCCCCAAGATTTGTTTGGTTTATACATAGGCGATAAAGCAACAATCATAAAACCAAGAGGTAAGTAATGAGTGAAAATAAAAATGTAACTGTTAAAAAAGAAGGAGGAGCTTTGGCTACCGCTGAAAGTTTTGAAGCTTTATCCTCTGCTGGGTTCGATGAAGTAACCACAGATGATATAGCCATTCCTTTTTTAAGAGTATTGGCAGATGGTTCTCCACAAGTTAAGAAACGTGATGGTGCGTATGTGGAAGGAGCTGAGCCAGGAATGATATACAACACCGTACTTAACGAAGTATACGATGGTGAGAAAGGTATAGAAGTTATACCGTGCCATTACAATCGTCGTTTTGTAGAGTGGATACCAAGAGAAAGTGGTGGTGGGGGTTATGTTCAATCGTTTGATCCATCTGATCCCATAGTAAATACCACAACAAGAGATGATCAAGGTAGAGATGTGTTAGAAAACGGTAATTATCTAGCCAATACAGCTCAGTTTTTTGTTTTATTTATACATAAAGAGTTGGGTGTACAAAGAGCTTTGATAGCAATGACTTCTACACAATTAAAAAAATCTCGCAAGTGGTTAGCCCAAGCACAGTCAATTACAGCAAAAGGGAAAAACGGTATATTCGTAATGCCTTTAATGTCGCAAGTATATAGATTAACAACAATACCAGAGTCTAACGATAAAGGAAGTTGGTATGGTTGGGATATATCTAGGGACAGACAGTTGGATTTATCTAACGATACTGAATCAAGTATATTTGACACTGCTGTAGGTTTTAGTAACTCTGTAAAACAAGGAGAGGTACAAGTAAAGTCTGAGGCTGAAAATTTTGAAGATAATAAAAAAGTAATAGATCAAGAAAAAGAAATAATGTAAACAGTGACAATGCTGATCACCTTGTTACTGCAAGGGGAGTATGACAACCGTAGATTATATACCGTTGCTTATACTCCCTCTTGTTTAGGAGAAAGAATTAATGAAAAATCTTGCGGAAGATTTATACAAGCTATTTAAGGGGAGTGATATTGCACATGGAACATACATTGTAAAATCTAACAGAGCCAATGATGGTAAAAAGCAAGGGACTGCAAAGGTTATAAGAGAACCCACCACTGTCGCCATGTGGGAGGAGCATTTAAAAGGAGGAACTGGTCTGGGTATTATACCCATAAGGAGTGATAACACTTGTCAGTGGGGTGCTATAGATATAGATGAATACGATGTTAGCCATAAAGATTTAGTTTTCACTTTAAGAAAAAATAAAATTCCAGCGATTGTTGGAAGAACAAAATCTGGTGGTGCTCATGTATGGATATTTTTGTCTGAGCCAGTAGAAGCTGAAGAACTACAAAGAAAAATGACAGAGTTGTCTGCGGCTCTAGGTCATTCTGGAAGTGAGATATTTCCCAAACAAACCAAAATACTAATAGATAGAGGAGACACTGGTAATTTTCTTAACATGCCTTACCACGCAGAAAACAGAACCACACGTTATGCGTTTGACGACAATGGTGAAGCTTTATCTTTAAAAGAATTTTTAGATTATGTTCAACCTTTCATCATAACACCAAACAAGTTTCGTAAATTAAATACTGGTTTTGGCACTGATGAAAATGTTTTACAAGATGGTCCTCCATGTTTACAGCATTTATGCAGTAAAGGGTTTGGTGAGGGCAGTAGAAACAATGCGTTATTTAATTTAGGAGTATACGCTAGAATGTCAGATGAAGATAATTGGGAGGTAGCTGTTCAAAGATATAACATGGACTATTTAAAACCACCTTTGTCCCATAATGAAGTGGGTCTAGTAATAAGACAACTAAAGAAAAAAGATTATTTTTACAAATGTGAAGACCAACCTATAAAACCTTTTTGTGATAAACAAGTTTGTAAAACAAGGAAACATGGAGTCGGTCCCACTGGGATAGGTAATGATATGTCGAGCTTAACTAAAATAGACGGAGACCCACCTATATGGATATTAAACGTAGACGGTGAAAGAGTTGAACTTTCAACCAATGGATTAACTAGCCAAAACCAGTTTCAAAAAGAATGTGTTTCCCAAATCAATAAATACCCAGTAGCCATGAACCAAAGAGCTTGGCAAACGAGAATACAACTTTTATTAGATAACTTAACCATTGTGGAAGTTCCACCAGATGCTACACTAAAAGGTGAATTTGAAGACTTGTTACATGCTTTTTGTTGTGAAAGAGCAAGAGGTGAACAAAGAGAAGATATACTACAGGGCGTTGCTGTTTGGGTAGACGGTAAAGTTTACTTTCAAGTAAAAGACATAAAAAAGCATTTATCTGTAAACGATTTTAATCATTACACTTCTAATAAAATTACTCTACGCCTACAAGAATTAAAGGCAGAAAAGAAATTTTGGAGAGTAAAGGGGAAAGGTGTTCATGTATGGTCTATGAACCAACAATTCTTTGAAAAAGAAGAAGGAGATATAGAACTTCCTAATCTTCCAACAGATGACGGTGTAATATAATGAATATAATACTTGGTCCTCCAGGAACAGGAAAGACTACAAAACTTTTAAATTTAGTAGAAAACTATATGAAAGCGGGAGTATCTCCTGACAAAATAGGTTACTTTGCTTTTACGAGAAGAGCCGCGACAGAAGCCATAGAAAGAGCTTGTGAAAAATTTAATTTAACTAAAAAAGAATTACCATATTTTAGAACGTTACACAGTCTTGCTTTTATGATGTCTGGTTTAAACCACTCCCAAATAATGACACCCAAAAAATATCAAGAAGTAGCAGATTGGTTAAAAATAGGAAAATTCTATACAGGCACAGTTGTAGATCAAGGTCCTTATAAAGATTTTGGTTACGGAGATAAGTTTTTAGAATTAATAAATATGGCTAGGATTTTACGACAACCATTACGCAAAATATACAATGACAGTATTGTCCCACTTAAAACAGATTGGGACAGGGTAAAATATGTAGATAAAGGTTTAAAACATTGGAAAAAATCTTTTGGTTTAGAAGACTATGCAGGAATGTTGGAATGTTTTTTAGAAAGAAAACTTTGCCCAAAACTAGAAGTTGTTTTTATTGATGAAGCCCAAGACTTATCTCCAATACAATGGGAAATGGTAAACATGTTAGAGAAAAATAGTGATGCCTGTTATGTTGCAGGAGACGATGACCAAGCGATTTTTCGTTACGCAGGAGCTGACGTTGAACATTTTGTAAACTTAAAAGGTAAGGTGACATTGTTAAATCAATCTTATAGAATACCATGCACACACCACGAGATTAGTAAAAACGTAATAAGAAGAATCGTAGGAAGAAGAGAAAAAGTGTTTAACCCTAAACAAGAACAAGGTAGCATCCATTGGCATAGACACTCTGAACAAGTCGACCTAAGTTCTGGAGATTGGTTGTTATTAAGTAGAACCACCAGAGGAGCTCAGCAAATAGAAGAGGAAGTTCGTAGAAGAGGACACCTATACATTTACAATGGTTCCAGAAGTATAGACAGCAAAGTATTACAAGCGGTACGATTATGGGAACATTTAAGAGAGGGTAACCGTTTAGACTTAGAACAAGTAAGAACTGTTTACAATTACATGCTTATGAACAGTCAGGTTAAGTATGGTCACAAAACAATGCCAGATGGTTCAGAGGGTACTTTTTACAGCTTACAAGATTTAAAAAATAATCATGGTTTAATGCACTCTAAACCTTGGGATGAGGGCTTGGGTAAGATAAATGAAAAAGATAAAACCTATATAAAAGCTTGTTTAAGAAAAGGTGAAAGTTTAACTAAAACGCCTAGGATTAAAATATCTACAATACATTCAGCAAAAGGAGCTCAGGCAACTAATGTAATGTTGCTAACAGATATTATGAAAAGACCTTATAGTATGTGGAGAAAAACAGAAATAAGCCATAGAGATGATGAATGTAGAGTTTTTTATGTTGGTTTAACAAGAGCCACACATTCTTTACACTTAATACACCCTATGTTTAGTCAAGGTTTTCATTTCTCTAGTTGAACAAAAAAGACTTTATCCCTTGTTACGCTAAATATATAATTAGTATGTAAGCACAAAAACCATTAGGATAATAATATGGAAATAAAATATTTTACTAAAGAGCTTTTAATAAAAGCTAATTTAGAAGCTAAAGTGAAGAAATTAAAATCTGTGCCATTTGTTGCACTAATAGACTCACTTAGCGAAGATTCTAAGTTTCCTGTTGTTTCTTTTAGTTTGAGTGATGACACGGATTTTGTAACGGCAGAATTATTACTAAATCCACAAACATTGGTAGAGCTTGAGGTTACTTTAAAAACGCTTAGATCACTACCGTATGTAAGTGTTGATTCTTCTTATTATGATGAAGACCCAACATTACATTAATTAACTCGTAGAAAGGAGAAAATATATGGCACACGAAGTTGAAACAATGGCGTATGCAGGAAAAGTTCCTTGGCACGGACTAGGAAGAAAAGTTAGCGATAACATGTCTCCAGAAGAAATGTTAGTCGCGGCTCAACTTGATTGGTCTGTTAGCAAAAGACAAGCATACACTGTTGATAAACCAGACTGTTGGAACATAATAAACCCAACAGGAGAAGCACAGTTTGTTAGATGTGAAGATCATTATTATATTGTTCGTGATTCTGACAATAAGGTGCTTTCTCACTGTAAAGACAGTTATGTACCTTTTCAAAATAAAGAAGTTATGAGCTTTTTTCAAAAATTTACAAAAGCAGGACACATGAAAATGGAAACTGCTGGAAGTTTAAAAGAAGGAAAAGATATATGGGGTTTAGCAAAACTTACAGATAGTTTTAAACTAGCAGGAGATGACCGTGTTGAAGGGTACTTACTACTAAACAATAGTCATTCAGTAGGAAAAGCTATGACAATTATGTTCACACCTATAAGAGTTGTTTGTAATAACACTCTTACAATGGCATTAAACAATGAGGGTAGTCGATTTAGAATACCACATTTACAAATGTTCGATGAAGAAATAATGAGAACAGCTGAAGAAGCTTTAGGCATTAGCAGTATTCACATGAAAAACTTTGAAGAACAATCTTTATATCTTGCTAGTAAAAAGGCAAAACAAAAAGATGTAGATAATTTTGTTGCTGAGTTATTTCAACCTACACTAATTGGTACAGATAACATGCAACAAGAGTTTAAAAACACTGCCGAGCTTGTAAGCAGAGCAATAGAAACTAGTCCTGGAGCAGGACTAAGGTCTGCAAAAGGAACTTGGTGGGGAGCTTTAAACGGTGTTACCTATGTTATGGATCATAAGAAAAAATCTAAAACTGAGGGTAATGCTTTACACTCTGCTTGGTTTGGTTCAGGTGCGGTTACTAAAAGGAAAGCGTTGAACAAAGCATTAGAATATGCAAAGGTCGCGTAGATAAATAAACTGGTTTAGTTAATTCCTCCGCAGTTTTTTCTAAACCATTGAGGTAGGTAGATTTAGTGAGGTACTATCGTAACATCTGCCTACCTTTAACAACAGGAGAACAATATGGAAGACATAAAACAAAAAAGACCAAGATTTAATAGAAATCTTAAAATAATTAAATTAATGGATGTTCCGCCAATTAAATCAGGAACTAATCGTTATAGAAACATGTTAGCAATTATGGAAAGTGCTACCGTTGGAGAAGCTATGGAAAAACTAAGAGCAATGAATCCTGCTCCAGGAGGAGGAATAGATATAAAAATAGCTCTTAAATATAAAGCCATTAAAGTTGCAATATCAGATATCTAAATTGGATATAGTGAATGAAAATTAAATTTGAAGAAATTAAAAAACAACAAGTAGACGCTATACATAAAAGAGTAAAAGCTATTGGTATTAAAGGTTTAAGATTATTACACGACCATTATTTAAAAAACACAGAGGACATAAATGTTTGTACTCTTAATGATTGTTTATGGCTTATGTCAATTAAACATGAAATAAAAACAATAAAAGAAAAATATGGAACTGGTTGTCCTGAAAAAATAGCTGAGGCACAAAGGGACGCAAAAGGAAATAAATAATGGATTTACAACAATCAACACAAGTAACTAATTTTTATAATTGGATAAATGAAAGACATTCTATTTACGTTCAACGAACAGAACACCCTCTTGATCCTCCTTGGACAAAGGACGTTATACTTCAGTCTTATAAGTTTACTAACGTGTTTAGAGAACTCGACAGAACAACTAAATGGATGAGAAAAAATTGGACAAACCCTAACGAGAATAAATCTTATTCAGAGATAATATTTAATTGTTGTTTGTTTAGAATGATAGGCACGATTGAATTTGCTGAAGATCATGGTTGGGTTTCAAATCATGAATGGGATCCAGACTATACTATAAACGTTATAGAAGACAGACTCACAGAAAACAGAAGATGTTTTACAGGTGCATATATAATAACTAATCAAGGATTAAAAGCTAAGAAATCTCAAGTAGTGGTAAATCATTTTTTAAAACCAGTTTGGAAAGACCGTAACAAACTTGCAGAATGTACAGAAACAAATTCCCTGCAAGAGTTACATAAAAAATTTGCAGAATATAAAGGTTGGGGCGGAGGTGGTTTTATGGCTTACGAGGTTGTGACTGATTTAAATCACACCCCAGTTTTAGAAAAAGCAACAGATAGATACACTTGGGCAAACGCAGGTCCTGGAGCGATTCGTGGACTTAACAGGTTGCTAGGAAGAAAGTTAAATAAAAGCATTTCTCAAAAACAAGCAAATAAAGAAATGCACTATCTCATGAATCAAAAAAATACTTATTGTTTAAAACATGTTCCATTGTCAGAAATAGACATGAGAGCAATAGAACATAGTTTATGTGAATGGGATAAATACGAAAGAGTACGGTTAAATCAAGGCAGACCTAGAAGTAAGTTTAATGCCATCAATGCTAAACCATTACTCTAGAAATAAGATGATTAATAAAGAATAGTAATTGACTTAAACTTTTCGTATAATTAAACATTAATTAAAAACAAAAGGAGCGTAGAATGAAGTTCCTCATGACTTTATTTCAGATACAAGATTACGGAGGTATTATAAACCATGCAGAGCATCTTGCTTGTGGGCTAAAAGAACTTGGTCATACAGTGGATTTTCGTATGCTTGTGCCTAAAGACAAAATAGTTTCAAGACGTGTGGCACAACCAAAAGATATATATGAATATCGTACACTAGGCACAGGATATAAATTTCACCAAGCTCGAGGTTGGTTTAATCTTCCAAAAACACCTTACCTAAATTCTTATCATAGAAAACTTTTTAAAGAAAAATGCAGTGAGTATGATGCAATTTTATGGCACATACCAGTGCCAACAATGAGCAAAGAAAATAAAGGTGTAGACCAATGGTTAGATTTATACGATCACGGTACAAAAAACATAGCAATTATACACGACGGTAACATGCCTGAGCTTTACCCTCACATGTTAAAAGTTATAAAGCATTTTGATTCTTGTGTTTGTGTTCATGAGTCTGCTTTTAATTCTTCAGAGGTTTTACCTCTACCAAGAAAATTAATTGTAAACCCATTTAAAACTCAAGACTACCCTGAATCTTTACCTTTTCATAAACGCAATGGATTGACAGCAGTGCAAGTCTTTAAAGGTTGGAAAAGAATGGATAGTTTAATAAGAGCTATTCCATATATACTTCCTGACCAACGCAAAATTATAGGTGGTGAAGGAATAGAATACAGATACATGACCAGCAAAGATAAATGCAAAGATAAATACTTTTATGAAAACGGTTCAAGGATATGGAATGTTGCTTTGCAATACGGAATGGAACATATTGGTACAGTTCCTAATGAAAAAGTTTTAGAAACATTAAAAGAGGTAAAGCTACAAGTAGATCCCAGTTATAGTAAAAAGTATAGTGAATTTGGAGCACACTTTAATAGAACAACCATAGAGGCTATAATCTATGGGGCGGTTCCAGTTGCAACAGACTGGGGTATGAAAAACAGTAAAATTTTCACAGCAGGACAAAACTACATTGAAGTTCCAGCAGGATGTAGTAGTAAAACATTTGCAGAAATTGTTAATGATGGTTTAACAAATCCAACTTTATGGCAAAAAATTGTAGACAACAATTATGATTTAGTCCAAATGTTTGACCAAAAAACAGTTGCTAGTGAGTATGTTTCATTGGTTGAAGGAAAAAGTAATACAATAATAGGAAAACCAAGCGAAAAAACCATTGCAAAATGCAATAAAAACTTAGATTTCTTCTCTGTGGGGCATGTCGACTATGCCATGTAAGTCACAAAATGCTAGGGTGCTATGGTATACCAACACCCAAAAAACAGGCAAAATGGGGGAAATATGCACTCGGTTTTTGTAAGAAATGTAAGCGAAGCTCTCTATAAAGGCGTAAATGGTCTATATAGCTATGGTAGAGAAGTAAAAACTAGAAATGGTTTAGCTTTAGAATTTAAAGCTCCTGTTATTACAGAATACAGTCACCCATCAGAAAAAGTTTTATTTTACCCAGAAAGAGACGCTAACCCTTTTTTCCATTTGATGGAAGCTTTCTGGATGTTAGCAGGAAGAAATGATGTAGAGTGGATTAGTCAGTTTAACGGTAGGATAAATAACTATAGCGATGACGGTAAAACTTTTCACGGTGCTTATGGTTACCGATGGAAAAACTGGTTTGGAAAAGACCAATTACAAGAATGCTTTTTAAGGTTGTCTACTTACGAAAACGACAGAAGAGTAGTTCTTACTATGTGGGATCCAAAAACTGATTTAGTTCTTTCTAATGATGGCAGAGACTACCCTTGCAATACTCAAATATTTTTTTGGCGTAGAGACGAAAGGTTACACATGTCTATTATAAACCGTAGTAATGATATGATATGGGGAGCTTATGGAGCTAATGCAGTTCACATGGCAGTTTTACAAGAGTACATGGCAGGAATGCTAAGAATACAAGTTGGAAAAATGTATCAGTTTTCTAATAATCTTCATGCTTATGTAGAAGTATTAGAAAAAATTAAAAATATAAAAGACGATTATGAAAATTATCTTACCATAGGCGATGATCATGGTCAGTATGATCCCGCACCTTTACTAACTCATCCCCATTCTTTTGACAAAGAACTAAAGGAATGGTTTCAAGCAAGTGAAAATCGTACTGACTATGAAAATATTTTTTTAGGAGTAACAGCTACACCTATGAGACACGCATGGGAATTATATAAATCAAAAAATTTAATTAAAGCAATACAGGTCGCAAAAACAATTAACGACAGAGCATGGCGAAAGGCATGTGTTGAATGGTTACAAAGGAGGCAAAAGTGACTAAAGAAAAGTTTTTAGAAAATTTAAAAGTTATCGCTGAAAACGATACTGAAAGTTTATTAGACGCACAACGTTCTTATGGTGATAGTTGGAAAAAGCGTGGTGGAGTTGGGGCTTTTATGATGTTAGCTCGTAAGTGGGACAGAATAGAAAACCAAGTTCAAGAAACTAATTATGATATTTTATCAGCATGTAGGTCAGACACTAGCGATAGTGGTATAATAGATGATATAAGAGACTTGCGTAGGTATTTATTACTTGTAGAAGAAGAGGTAACAGAAAAGTGAAAAACGCTGAAAAAAGAAAATATACTATTTGCTGTACAATAGAATATACAAATGTCCAAAAAATAGAAGCCGAAAATATTAGAGAAGCTATCGATAAAGCAGAAAATAATATAAAATTCGATAGAAACCCATTAACTCAAAATTTCAAAATTTGTGATAAACATGTTTACGATTTTACAAATTATGTCGACGGAAGGAAAGAATACTACGACGAGTAAATCAGTTTAAGGAAAAACATCTTACATGGTATATAAACAACAAAATAAAATTAATTTAGATGATAAAACAAATGCTATTTGTGAATGTGGAAAAGTGAAAAAAATTTTAACGTTTCGTAACTTAAAAAATAAATGGCCGATTTGTGAGTGTAAACAACCTATGAGAATTACTAGAAATGCAGATACCCCTGTTTAAACCACCTACAGAGTGGGTTATGCCAGACGGTTACCCAGATCTATCCACAGAAAAAGAAATATGTATTGATTTAGAAACTAAAGACCCTGACCTCTTAACTATGGGTAGCGGTTGGGCAAGAAAACATGGACACATTATAGGAGTTGCTGTTGCTTGTACTAAAGGTGAATGGTATTTTCCTGTTCGTCATGAAATAGGTTCTAACTTAGATGTAAAAATAACGATGAACTGGTTAAGAGATGTATGTAGTATAGATAGGAAATATATATTCCATAATGCTACTTATGATGTAGGTTGGTTATTGACAGAAAATATTGAAATAAAAGGTCAGATTATAGATACAATGGTAGTAGCTCCATTATTAGACGAGAATCGTTTTAGCTATGCTCTTAATTCTTTGTGTAAAGATTATTTACAAGACCGTAAAAGCGAAAAAGAACTTTATGAGGCGGCTGAGGCATTTGGGATTAATGCAAAAAGTGAGATGTATAAACTTCCTGCTTCTTATGTGGGTTGCTATGCGGAACAAGATGCTCGTTTAACACTTAGACTTTGGCAACATTTCAAACCTTTGCTTACCAAAGAAGATATAAATGATATTTTTGAACTAGAATTAAAAGTGTTAAAAACAATTATACCCATGAGACAAAAGGGCGTAAGAATAGATATAAATAAAGCAGAAAAAATAAAAGAAGAGCTCCTAACAAAAGAGAAAAAGTTAATTAAAAATGTTAAACAAAAAACGGGAGTTAATGTTGAAATTTGGTCAGCTGAAAGCGTAGCTCAAGTTTTTGATAAATTAAACTTGACTTATAGTAAAACAGAAAAGACCCAAGCCCCAAGTTTCACCAAAGGATTTTTAACTAATCACCCTCACGAAGTACCCCAAATGATTGTTCAGGCAAGAGAATACCAAAAAGCTCGGTCTGCTTTTATAGACACAATTTTAAAACATCAGGTAAATGGTCGCATACATGCTGAGTTACATCCTCTTCGTAGTGATGACGGTGGTACAGTAACAGGAAGATTTAGTTACAGTAACCCAAACTTGCAACAGATTCCAGCTCGGCATGGTGAAATAGGTCCAATGATTCGTAGCTTGTTTTTACCAGAAGAAGACACTCTATGGGGTGCATTTGACTACAATAGCCAAGAACCACGCATAGTGGTGCATTATTCACAATTGATGGGGTTTCAAGGGGCAGAAGATTTTGCTCAACAATACAACGAAAACCCATACACCGATTTTCATCAGATGGCGGCAGACATTGTGAACGTGCCGAGAAAACAAGCTAAAGATATAAACTTAGGATTATTCTATGGCATGGGGACTAAAAAACTCGCGGCTTCTCTAGGTCTTGACTTTGAAGAAGCACAAGAATTGTTTTCTATCTACCATGAAAAAGTGCCTTTTGTGCGACAACTTCATGAGTATTGTTCTAACCGTGCAACCAGTAAAGGAGTTATCCGCACCTTGTTAGGAAGAAGATGTAGGTTTGATAAATGGGAGCCAAACAAGTATGGAGTATGGAAACCCATGACATACAAAGAAGCATACAACGAACATGGTCCTGCAATCAAAAGAGCTTTTACTTACAAAGCTTTAAATAAATTGATACAAGGGTCTGCCGCAGATCAAACAAAAATGGCGATGGTAGCTCTTGCCGAAGAAGGAATATTACCCATGATACAAGTTCACGATGAATTAGACATTTCCGTAGAAAATGAAACTCAAACAAAAAGAATAAAAGAAATTATGGAAACTTGCGTAGATTTAAAAGTTCCGAGTGTTGTAGACGCTGAGGTAGGTTTAAATTGGGGAGAGGCTAAACAATCATTTGACAACTGTAAAGAATTATGGAAAACGAAAAGTTAGAATTATTACAAAAAAGACTCAGGGGCGGTAATGTCTTACGTTATCATACTCGCCCTGAAATAATGGACGGTCAAAATGTCGCGGCTCACACTTGGAGAGCTGTTGTTATTCTGCATACTTTGTTTCCTTATGTGAGTATAAATGCTGTTTTATATATGCTTTACCACGATGTTGCAGAATTTGAAACAGGGGACATGCCCGCGACAACAAAATGGAAGTACGATAAACTCTCTGAGTTAATGAACCAAGTAGAATCCGACTACGAAAAACAGCTAGGCATAGGGTCTTCTTGTATAGAAGTAACTGAAAAAGAAAAGAAATTATGTGATATATCTGACAAATTAGAACTTGTTTTACATTGTCACCATTTATTAAAACAAGGGAACACCCAAGCTGAAGACGTTTTTGTAAGAGGTTACATTTACCTGAGAACAAAATACAAAGATGATCCTAGTTTTAAAATAGTGATTCCAATTTTAGAAGAATTAGTTCGCACAAATCCTAGGTCAGAAACTTTACTCGCCAGTATAAATAAAATTTACTCTACTTGACATAAAAAGAAAAGCTCACTATTTTTTTATATGTTATATTATTTATGTGTTAATAAATTAATGTCGTTAGTTGGGACAGGTATACCTCGAAAGAGAATGCAGAATACTATTAACAATGGCTCTAGTGTATATCAGTAACCATTGGGCATTAATAAATTATGTAGAGTGATTAACGACTTGACGACTAACTGCGAAAGCTCAACATAATAGGGTAGATAGGGACGCAATGGTGTAGGTATACCGACTGCGATTAATGATATGCAAACAGAAGCAGACCAAGCATACACCTATCTACCTCTAATAACAAGAGGGAAACAATGAAACAAAAAAATATAAACTTAAGACCAAACGAAAACTTATACATGAGCGTTTACGAAGACGGAACAATAGAATACATTCCTGCCACACCAGAAGACCACAAAAAAGAAGTTAAAAGGTTGAGAAATCTTGGGGTTGTGTTTGCTACTGAAAAAAGAAACGATTTAGTAAAATGAATATATTTATATTGAGTTGGGATCACCAAACAAATGCTCGGTGGCATTGCGACAAACATGTAGTTAAGATGCCATTGGAAACCACCCAAATGCTGAGCACCGTTTATCATCGATATACTAATAATGGTCCTTACAAACCTGTTCACCAAAAACATCCATGTACTCTTTGGGCAGGAACCACTATTGATAACTATAAATGGTTACATCAGTTAGGTGTTTGTCTCTGTAAAGAATACACCTATCGTTACGATAGAGTTCATGCTTGTGAAAAAGTTCTTGCAATGATTACCGATCCTCCTGTAAAGTTAAAAGAAGAAGGTTTCACTACGCCCTATCAGGCAATGCCTGATGTATATAAAGATAGAAACACTCTTGTTGCTTATCATAATTATTATATAAATGAAAAAGCGAGGTTTTGTAAATGGAAAAGAAGACCAATACCAAAGTTCATGCAAACAGTCATGGTGCAAATGTTATCCCATTCAAGACAAAATCGACCCCAATCATAGAAGAAACTACTGTTGACGTATTAGTTTGTAATATTTGTTCTAATAACACTTTCCATTTGGTAAAGGGTGATAAAGAAGGCGGTGATGTTGCTTGTTCTTCATGCGGTTTTTTAGTAAGAGGTAAATGGATAATAAAATAAGACTAAATAAGACTTAACCTACGACTTTCTCCCCATATATACTATAAATACTAAATTAACGCTTTTAGAAAGAAAGCAGGAAGAAAGTAAAATGACAATTAGTACAATAACACAAGAAGAGTTTCACCACTTTGTTAAAATTCAACACTCTGGTGAATACAACATGGTTGACAGTACAGTAGCTGACATTATAGGTATTGATTCTACTCAGCACATGTTTATTCTAAAAAACTATGAAGAACTTGAACAAAAATACGGTTCAGGGGAATAACTATGGGTGATAGATGTAGCATACAGTTTGTCCAAAAAACTAAAGGTCTTAACGACAAACCTGTTACTTTTAAATCTGTTGTATTGTTTAATCACTGGGGAGGTACGTCCTTCCCAGAGTATGCAAAAGAATGGTTAGACAAACACAACAAGCGACTTGCAAGTTCTCGCAAGAAAAATTGGTGTGACCCCATTACTCGTATGGACCCAAATCAGTTAATGATGCAGTTTATACGAGACCTTGCAAGAAACGAAGACTATGATTCTAGTCATGATTGCAAGTCGCACACATTTTATTATATGGAAGAACCACACTCTAGACCAACTAATCCTAGATATTTTTCAACTAGTCTATATTTAGGAGCGGATGAAAACCATGGAGATAACTCAGACAATGGGCATTTTATAATAGATGTGCCTGAGCCCATGTATTTAGAGGACGAAAAAAAGTAAATCAAGTAAAGGGTAGATAGGTACTAAGTGTAATCAAGTCGAACAACCTATCTACCCCTAATAAATTAACAGGAGATATATTATGAGACAAATAACTAAAGAGAGGATAAGTAAGTGAGTAATAAAATAATTAAGACAATTTATTTAGATGATTGGTTTACAAATTATATATTTGAAGATGAACTGAATTCTAGAGGTTTAGATTTAAATAGAAATTTTAGAGAGGAGGCAATAGGTAATCTAGGAGATTGGTTGCCAATATCTTGTATAACTAATTGGGAAGAAATAAAATCTTTATTAAACGAAGTAGATGATAAAAATTTAAATTTAGGTGATGAAAAGTTAGGAGATTACTTTGAGTCTCAAGGAGAAATTGGTTGGGAGGGTGGATA